ATGTAATGTATGTAATACAATACATAACAGGGATAGAAATGCGGCTATTAACATTTTAAATGCTTGTGTATAAACATATAAGTAATATATGGTAGTGGTATCTACCATTAGTGGAGATGTGTAAGACTTTATTTATAAAGCAATATTGTTGATGCTACAATTTTATAGTTTAATTTTGTTTTAAATTATAGAAGTATACCATGAAATAATCAATGAATTATTTATAACATCTATACCAAATGGGTATATTTATAAAATTTCAGACATAGTAAAAAGTGTGTAGAAAAGTAGATTTAACTATCTACTTTTTTTATTTTTTTAGTAGATAGCAAATGAGGTGATTAAACATGGCATATCCACGCATGACATATTATACAAGAATGATAGATAATGCAGATGGACACCAAATTTTAGGATTTACTTCAACAGTAAGAAATAAAAAAATATATTTTGGACGCGCTAATGGATTACTCGGCGGTGAATCAGAATATATTATTGAATATGATATTTGGAATAATGAACCAGGGTGGGATGGGGGTACTCCTCAGACTATCGCGCAGAATGCTAGTAACTGTAGGTTAAAAATAACAATCCCCCCTGAAAGTAGAGATATTCAGCCATTTTTATATGCGCGGTGTATTACGTTAGACCCAAAATCGGAATTCAAAGCAATTAGTCTTTCTGATAGAGAATTTAAGGATATACAAGGAAATTCTTCTGATGTATATGGAACGATTTTGGGTGTAACCGACCATGCAACAATACAAACAAAAATAAAATTAAAGCCAAATTCTAATATTAAGAATCATCAATATTCTTTTACATTAGATTTTCTTTATAATTATGAGTGATGTTATGTTACATTGGGAAATACTAACAAAATCAGATATTTTAATATCTGAAATTGACAGCACTTTTATTAAAGATTTTTCCGATATAAAACTTTGTTATTTTACCGATGGTAATAATTTTTATGGTGTGAAGGATAATCTTAATTTTTTTATTAATAATGAAGTAATCGACCTAAAATTAAATCAAAAGATATTACAGTATTTTCAATACAAAACAAATCGTTATAATTTATTTGACAATGATGAAGATACAACATATTTTTTGGGAATAGACACAACGGATGGAAATTATAAATATAAATATACAATGTCTATTAATGAAAATGTATATATAAAAGCAGAAAAGTTTGATAACGATGAAAAGATAGATGAACGTGTAATACAAATTAAGTAGGTGGTGGACAATGGCAGAAAGAAGTATAACCTTTGATTGTTATTTTGATGTTATTGGTAGGTTGTCCACACATTCAAATCAATGCTTTTTTGATGTGGTTAGTGAATGCGATTATGATTTAATTTTGCATACAAATAATACTGAAATTAAAAATCCAAAGCAAATAGACTTTTCCCGTTATAGTGCGTATCCATTACAAGGTACATTGAATAATGGTGACAAAACATTTGTTAATGCTAAGATTGAATTTGTTAAACAAAATGAAATTAGTAGTACATTTGGCAATGTAGTTAGTGAAGTATGTTACACTGATAATGGTGGTAAGTATAATGCTTTTATAGAACCTGGTATATATAATATTGATATTTTTATAAATAATCAGAAAATTACGAAAAGAAATATTGAAATAAAACAAGGATTGAATTTTCAATATTATAAAACTGTGAAAGGGTTGATTCATCATAAGTACGCTGATGTCGTTTGTTTTTGCGGTTGTGATTATAAAATGGTGTATGGGCAATTAATTGATAACAAAAAAACACCAATCAATAACGCAGAAATAATTATATTAAAAGATAACAAATTAGATACATACGTTAAAACTGATGATGATGGGCATTATTCATTTGCAATAAAGAATGGTGTATATACTGTTAAAATTCGCTCGAAATATTCACCTATGAAATCAACAGAGATTACAATAGATGATGTCAATGGATTTTCCGAACAGTTAACATCTAATTCAATTTTATTTAATAAAAAACAAATGATTCGATTATAAATGGAGGTTGTTATATGAATATAGAAACGTTTCAACGGAATTTACCGCCTCCAACACATATAGATATATCTTATCCTAGGGATAATCGACATATTATCGTTACATGGAATGAAGTAAAAAATCCTGACAAACATATATTGAACAAAAAAATAATATCTGTTAATTATAATGTTTATAAAGGATTGACACAAAATGGTATTTTTTATAAATTAAATAATCAACCATTATCAACGAATCGATTTGAAGATTATGACGTATCAAGAAATCCACAGGTACAAAATTGGTACAAAGTATCGACGGTATATAAATCAGAAGATACATATATAGAGGGTTCGTTATCACAGCCTGTGTGTTTTCAAGTGCATAATACAGACCGTTGGTTTTTAAAAATGAATGAACGTAACCTATGGATTCTTAAAAATACGGGTATGTTGTTTGACTTGTATACAAGAAAATATGATGGCGAACGTTGTCCACAATGTTATGACCCGATTCGTGGGAGAGCAGGGAGTAATGATTGTGCTATATGTTATGGCACAGGGTTTGTTGGTGGATATGACCCTGCATTCCAATTATATGTGCGTTTAAAACCTGCTCAACAGTCATTAGACGTTAGTAATCAGATGTATGTTAATAATACATCACCAGGTGCGTGGACAATATCAGATACACAAATTAAAAACAGAGATATACTAATATCTCCTGTTGGAACGATATATCAAGTAATTAATTCAATGATAAATCAAGCAGGTGGATATTTGTTTCATCAAGAAATGAACTTAAAAGTATATGACCCTAATGATGCTATTTACGATATGAAACGTACAACGTTATATCCGCGATTGTAAAAAAGGAATCTAATATGAAAAGATTAATAAAAGCAGAAACAGAACAAGAATTAAATGTGGATAAAGAATTACATGATTATATTGAAAATCCAAATCAATCAAATTCAGATGAATTAAAAGAAGCAGTACAAGAATATGATTCGGCACAGACTTCAATCAACCAAATACCAGCTCTTTTCAAAAAACTATTGACAGATGGTAAATTCTGTGGTAACAATTTTGATAATGGCGGTGGTAAATTTGATACTGCTTCTGAATGGTTGCAACAGAATGGATTCTCTAATTTTGTTTATGATAAATACAACAGAGATGAAGAACATAATAAACAAGTAATTGATAAGGACGATTATGAAACGTCCACCATAGCTAATGTATTGAATGTAATAAAAGAGGATGACGTTATCTTAGATGTACTAAGAAAATCAAAAGAAAAAGCACCTGTTACTTATATTTCCGTATATGAAGGGGATAGAAGCGGTGTTGGAAGAATGACTAAAGATAACAACGGTCAAAAATGTTGGCAACGCAATGAAAAGCTAAAAGATTATGTTCCATTAATTGAACAAGTGTTCGACAATGTAAAGGTTTGGCACGGATATATTACTGCATGGGATACAAAAGATATCGAAGAAGCGGAGAAAAAAGCAAATATAGTTCTACAATATGTTAAAAAAGCCATTAAAAGTTAATGGCTTTTTTGTTTTCACTATACAAAAACTTTTACTAATATACTGTAAGTATGTAATTTTTATGATATATAAGTGAAAAATAAAGGATTTTTGCATACATATTAAATGTTTAGAACGAAAACTCTGTGATTTTAAGGAAGTGAAATAAAGATATGTTAATGGAAAATGCAATTAAACATACAAAAGATGTTTTAATACAATTTTTGCGTTTATACTTTAACAATCCGAAAAATTATCGTAAGAAACTTCCATCACAGATTAGTGATGAACATTTTGTACAAACTGCTTTTTATGATGCTGAACCTGAAGAATTGCGACAATTTCCAACGGTTATTATTACTGCATCATCAGGTAATATGGTGACAAGTGGTTTGGGAGATATGTGTTCAGAAGTTCTTGACCCGCGAACAGGTTCAGTCATTGCATATCGGTATCAAGGTATATACGAATTTAGTATTGCAATAGATATTGGATGTAAAACACCATTGGAAAGTGAAGTTTTAACAGACTTAATTGCAAAAGCAGTAAGATTTTCTTTGCGTAGATATATACAAAATCAAGGTGTAATCATTAAAGACGGTAGTTATGCAGGGGAAAAAACGATTGAATATAACTCGGATAAAATTTATGTTACGCAATTAAGATTTAATACATGGTCTACATGGATTGAAGATGTTGACTTGCTTGACCCCGACGAATTCAATATCGATATGTCTATGTCTATGAGACGTGCGACGAATGAACCTACTGCTCCGATTAGGGTAACAAAATGGAACAGAAATGAGGGTGCTAACAACGGAGAAAATCAACCTCCGTTAGAATAAATATTTATATAAATAAAAATAAAGACAAAAGTCTTACAAAAACGGAGGTAAATGCGTATGCCATATAGAGTTCCTGGCGCGTATGCACGATTCATTCAGCGTCCTAGTGCTGTTAATAACGTCGGCGCAACACGCGCACTCGGATTGATTGGTACAGGTGCGAATTACTTTGAAGTATACAACGAAGCAATTAAGAAATCTAGTACACAGTCATATGATAATCTTAAACAAAAAAATGTTTTTGAAATTATTTCTGTTACAAATAAAGCACTTAGTAATGGTGCAATTGTAAAGGGTTCTACTGTATACACAGAAGGTGCAAATGAAGCCTTTACATTAAAAGATGGAAACAAAATTGCATGGAATACGATTCAGGATGGTTCTTATAAAATAGTAGCACAAGCAACAGAACCTAGCCTAAATCTTAAAGACCAAATTACACTTGTTGTAAACGATAACAAAGAATATGAAATTGTTGATGGTAAATATACATTAGAAATTACATATCTTGAAGATGCATTCGACCATGCAGATTCAGCACACGTTAATTGCGGATGCTATCGCGTTACAAATAACAAGGATAAAAAAATCGTTGGTGAATGGTCTGTTTCTGAAAAATTTAATACAGAAGCAATCCCGGGTCTTAAACTAAAGATTACTGACCTATTTGTTCCAAATTCAGAAGGTGAATCAATTACACGTGTTGGTGATAGCGTTACGATTGTAACAGTCGCACCAAAAACGGAAATTGAACCACAAATTGTTTTCGATGAAACTGTTATGCAGTATAATCAAAAACTACGCGAATCTTTCCTTGCACTTAACAAGTCAAAGACAGATGACCCAACAAAATATGAATATTTCATGTTCACCGATGAAAACAAAGTAGAAAATGGTCGTTATATTCTTCAAGTAACCGACCCACTTACAAAAGAAATTAAGATTTATAAAGAAGATGAAAATGGCGTTGAATTAACACCTGCTCTTTATGAAGGTCATGTGGGTGCAGTAAAAGAATATTTAGACATTATCCCGGGTGTTACATTTATTATCAATGATATTCCTTCTGATGCTCTTGCTGTTGGTGATTGTGTACGTATTCTAACTACAGCACCTATTTATGGTAAGGCAATTTCAGAAAATAAGGTATATTATGTTTCTTATAAGTATAAGAAAGATGAAGCAGATTATGAACCAAAAGTATTCTATTCATACGATGATGTCGTGAATGAATATGGCGATTATGATGTTACTGCATCTTCTATCGTTACAAATTCTTTAACACTAGGCGCAGAACTTGCATTCCGTGCAGGTGTAACACCTGTTGTTTGCGTTCAGTCAAAGAATGATAGCGATTATGAAATGAAGAAAGCAATTGATAAGCTAACAAAAGAAATTGCAGGGATTGATAATGTTAATGCTATTGTTCCATTAACAACATCACCTAACGTTGGTGCTTATGCACAATCACACGTTAATACAATGTCCGCAGAGAGTGGCAGACATGAACGTATGGTTTATCTTTCTGCTTATCCAAATCAGCCAATCAATAAAAATGCAACAGCGGCAGATAAACTATTAGGTATGAAACAACAGGCAGAAGCATATTCTGATGAGCGTGTTGTATTTGTAACCCCAGGTCGTGTTAGCTATGATGTTAAAAACATACAAACAGGTCGTATCAATACACGAATCCTTCCTGGTTGTTATCTAGCATTAGGTGTTGCAACAGTTGGTTTTACACACGATGTTGCAGAACCACTAACACGTAAGAAGATTGCTTGCGGATTTAATTCATTAGTTGATAGATATTCTTTCGCAGAAAAGAATGCACTAGCAGAAAGTGGTTGCTGTGTTGTTGACGAAGCATCAAATGCGCTTGTTGTCCGTCATGGAATTACAACAAAAGATGATGAAATTAATACAACAGAAATTACACTAATTCAGATTAAGGACTATGTTATTGCACAAGTTCGTAAATCTTGTGATGCAATGTATGTTGGTATTAAAAATCTTCCTTCTGCAAAGACGAATATCCAGTATACAGTGAATAGTATTTTAAGTCAGTTCGTAAGTCAGCAGATAATTCTAGGTTATACAGGTCCTGTCGTTAAGGATTCACCTGATGACCCACGTGAAGTGCTTGTTAATTTTGAAATTGAAGCAGTATATCCACTAAACTACATTACAATCAGCTTTGGTTTCTCATCAACGGGTGCTCAATAATTATAATTTTCAAAAAATTGTGTGAATTGTATCTACGGTATATTAAATTATACCGTAGACGCAATTATTATATTGGCATAAAAGGTTGGTGATGAACGAATGCCAAAAGTTGATGGAACAACAGCGGCTTATACATCCGCTACAAATAAGATGCTCAATACGCAACGTGCAACAGGTATGCCTGAAATTTCAGACAATAGTTCCACATTGCCTATTACATCTACTAACATTGAAGTATATTGCAACGGTATGCGAATCGGATTTGTGCAGTCGTTTACTCCCTCAGAAAGTAGACAGATTACAAAGATTCAAGAATTAGGTACAGAAGGTGTCGTTCAGTCAGTACCTGGTAATACAAACGGTGGACAAATTTCAATTTCACGTTTTGCTGTATTTAATGGTAACTTATATAATGCTTTGGGTTTAACTCCAACAGGTAAGTTTTCACGAACTGAAGACCAAGAATATAATGCGGCTAGTACGTATAATTCTGCAACGAATACGTTAGGTAATCCGTTCAAGACATTAAAGGAACAACGTGTTCCACTAGAACTTCAAACAAAAACAAAAATGCCTGATAACTTGAATGCATCATACTATATTGATACTTATACAGATTGTTGGCTTAGTAGTTATAGCAAATCTATCGCTAGCTCAACAATAACGGTAACAGAATCCGCAACAGTTCAATATAGTGATATTTATAGCTCATATAATTCGAGTGAAACGGGAGGATGGTGATAGTAAATGGCTTATGATTCTACAAGACACTTTAATAACTTTGGACAAAATACATCTACTAACACGCATCGTGCCACTCGGAATGATATTCGCGTAGCGAATAATACAATGAAACCGTTGTCACCATATGACAACGTAGGTGCAACAACAAGTACAAACATTTTCGTTTTAGCTAACGGTTGTACTGTTGGTATGATTCAAAGTTTTTCAGTACAAGAACAACGTCAGGTTAATAAACTACAAGCAATCGGTTGGGAAGGTGTTGTACAAGCAGTACCTGGTAATACAAATGGTGGTACGCTAAGTATTAGTCGTATTGCATTATACGAATCTTCCATTTGGAATGCTTTAGGTTTAACCACAAACGGTGTACCATTTAACGAAGTCGGTACAAAAGTATACGATTATAAAGATGGTACAGATTCAAAGAATTGGGATAGTTCTACACACGTAAATGAAGAAGCGGGTTATAAAACAAAATCACGTTTGGTTTTTAAAACATTAAAAGACCAACGTGTACCGCTTGAAATCCAAACAAAAACACGTCGCGAAGGCTCAGATGAAGTATATTATGTTGAAACTTATATCGATTGTTGGATTCAATCATATAGTAAGACGTACTCAACTGGTAGCATATCTGTGAGTGACCAGGTATCAGTTTCTTACGCAGATGTGTATTGATTTCTAAAAAAAATAATAAAAAAACGCCTATTTTTGGGCGTTTTTTT